GCGTCATCGCTTGCTGATCATTGACGAGTGCTACAGTTATGACACGCACACGCTCCTCGGTTGGCTTGCTTATGCGCACAGCGTGCACTTGCCTGTGGTGCTGCTTGGGGACATGCATCAGCGCATTATGGACGACGCCACGCAGCCCTTGCGTGGCGATCCTATATTCACGCGCCGCCGTTTGGAGATGTGCGTCAGCAACAGTCTCGCGCATGACGCTTTCATTGCCGCTCTGCGCTGGCTGCCACCCTGCCGTTACCGCGATTTGTACCAAACCAGGTGCACCCGCCCGACTTCCATTGTCCTGGTCGAGCTGCCAAACAATGCTGACCTCGCCATGGACGCCAACATTTACCTGCGTTTACATCAGCACGCGTTGGCCCCCGCTGTGCCTCCCGGCGTACAGGTGCTTTCGATCGGGCAATCGGTGGGCTTGCGGGAGCAGAGCGTGGTGCTCTTTACGGCGCTCTCGCATGCGCAGAACTTGTGGCTTGCAAATCACCAGGCCGCGATGTTTATTGCGCTGACGAGGCACACGCATCTTCTCTTCCACGCCGCTTCTGCGGCGGAACTGGAGTTGTTTTACCCTGCGGTGCATACGGAGATACTCCCCGTCGTCGACGGTCGTGACGTGCCTGCCTTCAGCTGTGATGTCGTTCTGCGTCCCAGCGTCTTCATGCCTGGCGTCGCTGATGTTGTGCAGCGCTCTTGCTTTCCAAGCGAGAGCGCCAACGCCGTCTTTGACGCCACTTACGCGGTCACTCGCGACATCGAGGACGAACATGTGGCCGATGAGCCGCTCCCGGCTGACGTGCTGCTGGATGAGGTGCAGGGGGTCATCTTCAAGCGCACTAATTTCGACCTGTTCAAGGACCATGAGCACGCCGTTGACTTCGCTTGCGCGCGGCCGCGCCGCCTCATCAGCGCGAGCGCGCCTGGTGCTTTGGTGACGCGCAGTGACGTGCGCTCTAGTCTGCATGAGGCCCACAAGATGGGGGACGTGCAGGTGTCGTCGAGCGCTTTCGAGAGCCTGCGAAATGTGGCCCTCCGCACTCTCACGCCGGCGCAGAGCTCGCGCATTAGCGGCGCCGATCTTGTTGAAGCCGCGGTGCTCATCCAACGCTTTCGCCGCTGTTATCTCGCTGAGAGCGTCGTACAGGATGGCGATAGCCACATCGAAAAATGGTTGCGCAAGCGAACCGGCGCGTTCCTGAATGATTGCGACGGCGTATGGGGTGAGGATCGCGCTTCGGTGACGTTCAAGAGCTTCCTCAAGACGCAGGTGAAAGTGAAGCCTTCGCCAGGCTATCCCGCGCAGCTCAATTATGGCCAGCAGATTACTGCCAACAGCGCCACTTACAGCGCGCTCTTCGCAGAAGCGCAAGGCCGGTTCTTCGCGCGCATGCGTGATGTGATGCGCGCGGGCGCGATCATAGATTGCGGCTTCAGCGATGAGGAGCTTGCACGTCTCCTACGCGAACGGCAGGTTGATTTCGAGGTGAACACGCAACTTGACATCAGCCGGCAGGATGCCTCGCACAACGCTGCCCACGTGCTGTTACTGGCGTGGCTGCTCGAGTACGTCGGCGTGGAGGCGCACATTGTTGAGCTGTACGTGCAGATGCGCTCGTACTTTCGCCTCCGCTCGCTCGAGCCCGGCTTGTTTACTGGCGCGGTTGCTTGGGGATTGCCGTCTGGCGATCCCATGACGCTGATGGCCAATTGCGTCATGATGCTTGGCGTCGTTGCTGGGCGCTTCGACAATGACCACTTGCGCTCGTGCAACCTGGTGCAAAAAGGTGATGATTTCTTGTGCGAAGGGCGCCTCGCTTCGTTGCCTGCGCATCTGCACGTGAGCAGGCGTGTCGAAATCAAGCGCGTTGATGGTGCCGTCGCATATCACGCTGGCCGGTTTTGGTTGCGCGATCATTTCGTCGCCGATCCCGTGCGCGTATTCTGCCGCCATTTTGCGCGGCTCCGCGATGACAACGTCCCAATCGCGGAATTGTACCAATCCTACGTGAGTCGCAGCGTCGACATGAGTGGCAGCGATGAGCGCACGTTACAATACGCGCTGCCACTGATGTACCAAGACGTGGACTTGGAGGATGTGGACGTGATGTTGCGCACGTGCGTCGCTCTCAAGCGATGGGACTTTTTCGAAGCGACCTGCTTGAGCAGCAGCAATCCACGACGGGTCTATGAAGCGCCAACGGATTGCCTGCGCAGCATTTTGCGGCGCTTGGGCGTGCCCGTCACCAGCAAGCAGTTTGCCGCGGCGCGCGGCGCCACACAGGTTGAGGCCGTCGCGCTGCTGCACTCGCTCGGGGTGCCCGCGCGCGCGGTGGATGACTTTGCAGCTGTCATCAGCCGTGGCTATGAAGTGCTGGTGACCAAGACGCACGCAATGCTTGTCTTGCCCCCCC